AAAGCCACAGAAGATGTTGGTGCTTCATGGGACGGAGTAAGTCCCACAACACAGATGTTCTTGAATGAAGAACCCAAGTCAGATGAAGATATACTCACAGACTTTGTGGAGTTTTGTGTTGCAGAATTAACAATTGAACAGATGCCACGTGTTCGCCTGCGTAAAGATCCACAGTGGCCAGTGCGGCACAAGACGTTTGGTCGCTACAACGACAATGAAAAAATGTTAGAAGTGGCCTGGGGACAACGACACATCATGGATGTGTTGCGCACAGTGGCACATGAACTCACACACAAACATCAACACGAACGTGATGGCAGTGACATGGGATCTGACGCAGGCGAAACTGGCAGTCCATACGAAAACGAAGCCAATGCTCGTGCCGGCGTACTCATGCGTAACTATGCCAAACTGCACCCGGAACATTTTGCTGCCGGCCAAACAGATGATTTAGCAGAAGCATCAGGATATATTCCCACAAAGAAGCAGGCCAAGGATCCACGCTTTAGCATGGCTCTGACCCGAGATGTACGTCCTGGTGCTGTGGGTAAAGAAGCAAACAAACTAGGACTAAAGACCAACAGTCAAGGACAACCAGGCTTGTTAATGACCGGCTTGGCCAATGCACTGCGTGAGTTTAAAGAAACTGGGCAGTTGCCGCTGATATACGAAGATGAGTTGTTCGAAATCAACATGAGCACAGGTAGCCTGCGTCGTGAAGCGGCCAAGACCGGTGCTATTGCCGGCATGGAATTTGAAATGATTGTGCCCAATGTGGAAGGCGGCGATGACGACGGTCAAATGGAAGCCGATTACAGTTACGATGAAGGTGTTAGTAGCATACAGGAGGCTTATGATTTCTTCTACGATGGAGATTACAACAGCCGCGGCGATGTCACTAGACTGCGTGACCGGATGCAGGATCAATATTACGAATGGCTAAGTGAGTCGTTTGATACTCGTTGGGACGGAGACGAAGTTGAATTTGTTTACAACTACATTAAAGAAAACGCCAGTGCAGATGAAATTGCAGAAATACTAGGTATAGAACCCGGCGATTACGGTGAATACCCAGAGCCCGATAGACAAGTATATCGCAATGCTGCCGAAAAAATTGTTGAAGAAGGCTACGGCAACTACTGGTATGATGCCGCACGTGAATCCGCTCAAGAAGATTTTAATCAAAATGCAGATTTAGAATCAGAATGGCTGGAAGATAATAATATCAATACCATGCAGGACGTTGAAAGCAATTATGATATAAATTGGCCTCACTTGTATTCACAGGGTGGCGGTGAGGCCAGTATCGAAGATGTTGCCAACGAATTTCAAGATGCTATAGGACGTGACGTTCGAGCCAGCGGCAACTACCACAGTGGCGGGGTAACAAGACCCAGCCCAACTGCACAACATTATATTGTGGAACCTGATGGCAGTTTAGAAGCCGATGACAGCGATGATGTAGGCCTGGAGTTTGTAAGTCCACCCTTGCCCATTGACGATATATTAAGTGACTTGAACAAGGTTAAAAAGTGGGCCAAGGTATATGGTTGCTACACCAATGATTCAACAGGCCTGCACATCAACATATCTGTACCCAACTACAGTAGAGAAAACTTGGACTTTGTTAAACTAGCCCTGTTAATGGGCGACGAGTATGTGCTGGACAACTTTGGTCGTGCTGGCAATACCTACGCTAAATCAGCAATGAAATTGGTACGCGATCAAGTGCGCACTAAACCTGACGAAGCCGAACGTTTGCTGGACAAAATGAAAGGCAACCTGGACAGTTTGGCAAGCAAGGCCATACACTCAGGTGCTACTAGCAAGTATACCAGTATCAATACCAAAGACGGACACATTGAATTCCGCTCACCCGGTGGCGATTGGTTGGACGAAAACTTTGACAAGATCGAAAACACTCTGTTGCGATTCACAGTGGCCATGAGTGCGGCCCTGAACCCCGAAATGTATCGCGAAGAATACTTGAAGAAACTGTACAAGTTGTTGACGCAGGATCAAAAGGGTGACGATACTATCAAGTACTTCAGTGAATATGTGGCAGGCAAGATTCCTGCAGCTGCCTTGCGTAGTTTTGTTAAACAAGCACAACTAGAACGCAAAATTAAAAAAGATCCAACCGAAGGTAAGAAATATTGGTGGCGTGTGGGCCGCCCAGGTTTTGGTGCCAGTGTTGAAGTTGTTGCTACCAGCAAGGAAGAAGCAATTGAAAAAGGCCGGGCAGAATACCCAGATTGGGCCACGGCTAAAGATATGACTGCCAAACCGTTGCGTCCATATGAAGAATCTCAGCAGACCTTTGTTTGGAAAGTCACTGGTAGCAGTGATTCTCCATATCAGAGTCAGGGTATAGAGGTTGTTGCTTCTACTGAATTTGAAGCAATGAAAAAAGCCAGAAAAGAATGGAATTTAAACACCAGTGGTGCCACCGAGGAAGAGTTCTTCAGAAACAACGGTTGGTCAGCTGTTCCTGTTCGCGAAGCACCTGCCGAGCAAACTCCCAAATATGAAATCTACAACAAACAAACTGGCAACTCAGTAGAGGATGCTGATGGAATCACCAATGATGAAGAGGCATTGGTTCGCCTCAATGATTACATTGAACACGGTCCACATAGCCTACAACGAGGTCAGGCTGAACGTATGTTTGGCATACGTACCGTCGGTGGAGTTGGAATTGTTGGCTTAGACATGCCAATAGCCGCAGGTCGTACAGCCACAAGCCCAACAGGACAGTGGAAAATTATTGACGGATTAAATCGCGAAGTATATCGTTTCCGTCCTGCAGAAAACACTAGAGCAAAAGCCAATGAGTTAGCCGCACTATGGGCCAGAGAAAACGACTTTGATGGCAACTATCAAGTTGAACCAGCAGAAGAAACGGCATCTACACCTGTGGCAGGATCCACCGCAGACCTAGCACAACAACGAGCTGTACCAGGCGCATTTACAGGTGCTTGGAAGATTGTAGATTCTGATGGTAATGAACTGCATAGATTTTCCGGCATAGGCAATCAACAGCGTGATGCTAACCGTGTGGCCACACAGTGGTTGACCGACAATGGCTACAGCTATGGCACAGATGTTACTGTGCTACCAATAGTGAGTTAACATGCGAGCCAATGAATTTTTAATCGAATATAGAGATAGACTATTACAATATGTTAAGAGTCTGTTGCCCACTTGGCCTGAGTATGTCCTTAAAGATTGGCTAGTACCCAACAAAGGCAATTTTAGTAATCTCCCTGCAGACGCTGTTAAAAACGGCATTATAGAAAAAGTGCAAGGTGCAGGTCTTACTATTAACACTAAATGGCAACTGATACCCGATATGAAGTTTACAATGGATATGTTTGATCCAAAGACTAAACAACTATTAATAGGCCGTGCCGGTGGGAGTAGTGATTTAGGTATGGGTGTTCCAAAAGACAAAGAAAGACATGCCACTCAAGCGGCATTAGCACAACAACAAGGTGGTGTTCGTAGAGAACCTGTGATACTTGTTAAACGTCCCGATGGTTATGATTTGCTAGAAGGTTGGCATAGAACTATTCAGCACTTTCATAAGTATCCAGATGGTTATACCGGTCCTGCTTATGTAGCTGTTGAACAGGGCCCACAAGGTGTGGCGGAAGGCGAAAGCAATGATACTGCTATAAGTTTATCCAAGTTAGGTAAATTTCATCCTGGTGCAGATACACTTGCAGAGTTTGTGCCAGAAAGAGCAACTGCACAATATGCCCTGCATCCAGACAAATGGGAATCAACCTTTTACAGTTTGACCAACAAAGATTCTGACAAATTAAAATACTATGGTCCAAAAAAGATTTCAATTCCACCAGGAACTTTAGTAGGCGACATGGCCATTGCCAACAAGTTTTACAGAGCCAAGACACCTGAAGAACAAGAACAATATGCTGAATTATACAAAGCATCACTACAGCCATATCCAGTAGATGTCAGTGAGTATCGTATGCCTGAATTGTTGATTCCCAAGCAAGGTGTAGCAGAGAATTTTGCAGATGGTAAGAATCCTGGACGCAAGGGCTTGAGCAAGCGAGTAGGGATTCCTAAAAAAGCCACCTTGGGCCAACTGGAAAAGATTGCTGGATCCAGCACAGGTGAACGCCGCAGGATGGCACAGTGGCAACTAAATATGAGACGAGGTAAGAAAAAATGAAAGCAAGTGAGTTTGTATTCGAAAAGTGGAGCAAAAAATACAAAAGCAGTATCAATTGCAGCCACCCTCGAGGCTTCTCACAAAAGGCGCACTGTGCCGGTAAACGAAAACAGAACGAATCAGTTGAAATGGAAATGGTGTGTGAAACATGTGGCATGTGTGAGGCACATGCCAACACACACGTGAATGAAAATCTTCGTGACTGGTTCAAAGACAAATGGGTACGCTTTGGACCCGACGGTAAAATACGTGGTGACTGTGCTCGAGGGTCGGAATCAGAAGGCAAACCCAAGTGTTTGCCACAGGCCAAAGCACATGCTCTGGGTAAAAAAGGCCGGGCCAGTGCCGCAGCCAGAAAACGCCGTAAAGATCCCAATGCCAATCGTTCAGGACCAGCAATAAATGTCAGCACAAAAGGAACTAAAAAATGAACATAAAAGATATCATTACAGAATCACAACACACTTGTCCGCACTGTGGTGGACCTGTGGTTGAATATTCAGATCTGATGGAAAAGAAAGATGCCTGCTACTACAAGGTCAAGGCTAGTGCAAAAGTATGGCCCAGTGCTTATGCATCCGGTCGACTGGTACAGTGTCGCAAAAAAGGTGCGGGCAACTATGGCAACAAATCAGAAGGTGTGGCGGAAGGCTTTAACGATGTTGCCCAAATGGTAGTCAATGGCATTGCTATGTCCTATTTCTTCTGGTTATTGTTCCGTTGGTTTAAAAATAAAGTATTATCTCCTGACGAAAGACTAGGAGTAAATCGAGATTTGAATTTAAATAGTGGCCGGGATAGAGTTTATAAAGTTTATATCAACAGCAAAGATGTATCTTCAAAAGTATTAACTAAAAACGAAGCTTTTGAAGTTGTTAAATCAATGGCCAAAGAAACGCACGATCCAAACACTTACTTTACAATATACAACACAGATACTAAGGCCATTGAATTTAGACATAACGTAGGTACTGGAGAAAGCATAGATGAACAAGGGGCGGCGGAAGCACAACTGGATGAAAAATGCTGGGACGGTTATCAACAACAGGGCATGAAGAACAAAGGTGGCCGTCAGGTTCCCAACTGTGTGTCTGCTGAAAGCATAGTAGAAGACTCTGATAACAAGTGCCCGCCTGCTACACAAGACATTACACTCAATCTCAAGAACAGACAAAAAGCCATTGATGACTATGGCTATGGGCCGCTAAATCCAGACATGCCCAACACTAAGTTCTGGATGAAAAAAGTTGATGAGTGGAACTTGGACTCAGTAGACGAAGCCAAGTCGAGCCTATGCGGCAACTGTGCGGCTTTTGATATACGTCAACACACCCTGGACTGCATTGCTCAAGGCATCGACAGTGACTCTCCTGCGGATGCAGCCGGTGTAATTGATGCAGGTGAGATGGGTTATTGTAAGTTCTTAAAATTCAAATGTGCCAGCCGTAGAACCTGCGATGCCTGGGTCACAGGCGGCCCACTCCGTGACAAACCCAATGCTGAAGAAGGCTTGACAGAAGAGTTTGATCTTATTGAATCTATTATCGAAGGCATTGCTGAACAAAATGGTGTAGATGCTGAAGCAGTATGGGAGGACCTAGAAAGCCTGACCGAAGATGAACTGTATGCGTTTGCTGTGACTTCGCAACTGAACGAAGACTGGCAAAAGGCCAACAAACGAGATCGTACTGCAGGCATGAGTCAAAAGGCTGTGAATGCTTATCGCAGAGAGAATCCTGGTTCTAAACTAAAGACTGCTGTGACTACCAAACCCAGCAAACTAAAGCGGGGTAGCAAGGCCAGCAAGCGTAGAAAGAGTTATTGTAGCCGCAGTCGCGGACAAATGAAGATGCACAGTATTTCATGTGCCAAAACGCCAGACAAGGCCATCTGTAAAGCACGTCGTCGCTGGAACTGCTGATGCGAGCCAAAGAAATCGTTCGAGGTGCAAAGCAATGGACTGCCAAAGTGCGTGTTCAAAATCCTGGATATGTGGGCTGGGTTGATGCAGTGGTCTGGGCTCCCAACACTCATGTGGCCAGACAAATGATCAAAGCACAGTACCGCATTGAAGATTGGCACGTGGGCTCAATCAAAGAACTGCGTTAACTACGTAAGCGAGCCAGTCCTACTAGTCTAAATACTGTGAGCCACATCCATCCTGCATCAAATTCAAACCAACGACGGCTCAGTCGAGGGTTAGCAGGATCCAGATGATGGTTGTTATGCAGGCATTCGCCACCAACAACAATATCCCAAGGCACAATGTTTCTGCTGTGATCTTTAGTTTCGCCATTTCTATATCCCCACCAATGTCCAATGCCGTTGATAACTCCGGCTGCCCAGAACGGTATCCATGCCATTTGTATACCCCAGATTAACACACCCCACACACCAAACAACGCAACATCAACTGCCAGCATTAACACAATGCCCAGTCTGCTGTGTGCAGTGTACACATTGCGTTCCATCCAGTCATCCGGTGTACCTACGCCATATTGTGCCACCATGTCAGCATCTCGGCTGGCTGAGTGATACAGGCCTGCGCCACGGAACAACACACGACCTATGCCGTACACATGCGGAGTATGTGGATCACCTTCTGCATCACTAAATCTGTGATGTTTGCGATGGATGCTAACCCATTGTTTGGTCACCATGCCGGTAGTTCCCCATAACCAAAAGCGCATGAAGTGTTCTAACACAGGAGTAAAAACAATGCCGCGATGTGCTTGCCCGCGATGTAGGTATAATGTAACACAGATTATAGTGATATGTGTGACTATTAGGGTATAGATAAGTTCAGTCATTGAGTATTTAAGCAAAACTACTGCTAAATTGTTATTCGGGGCGATCCCAGGTTCCGGTGCCTTGCCATGCATGAGTAAATGCATAGGTTTTTCCGTCCTGAGTGGGATTGCCATTGGGGCCGCCTGCTTGTAATTCTGTAGCAAAATCCGCATGCCACGCACCATGTCTGCCAATTTCAAATTTGTAATGTGCTTTAAAATAATCATTGGGACGCAAGCCATCATTCAAACACGATCCAGGCCCGAATTCTGGCAAATCAATTGTGGGATCAAATCTCACATCCAATTTAAATTCGCCCACTGCCAACCATAATACTCGTAACAACGGCCATATTTCGTTTACCAACGAATCAGCAATGGGATTTGTTGACAGCTTGATTATGGCATAGTCAAACATTTCGTAGGGTATGATATCTTGTATGTTGTTTTTGTCGTACAACAATTCATAGTGCGATTCAATACCCGGGCGTTCCGGTCGGGATTGAATACCTGGCGGGGTCCGGTTGTCGCAGTGCAAATGGTTGAGTATTATGTTAGCGGATTTATATCTGACTAATCTGTGCAGAATTGTATTTGTATAATCATTGGTCACCCAATGTCCGCCATAGTGCCCACGACTTACATCAAAGTCTTCTCTATTCTGTGACAACGGCGTGTCTGGATTTAGATTACAGATTCCAAAGTTTCGGCCAGTGATGGTGGTATTTCTTGTGCGCCATAGTAGTGTCATTGTTTCGGCAGCATCATTTTGTGTCTCGCCCGGGAATCCTGTAAACCAATTTGTAAATGCGTGTAGGCCAATCACTGTCATGTCAGTTAGATTCTGTTCTACTGCTTCACGTTTGACATTTTTTTTCATCAATTGAAGAACATGATTAGATCCTGATTCAACTCCAAAATTTAATACTGCACACCCACTGGATTTGAGATCTTGCAAGTATTTGATGTCCATACGATGATCACATCTAGCATATCCTAGCCAGTCAATATCTATTTTACGTGCTACAATTTCTTGAGCAAACTGACGTAGCTCTGTTAGGTCACCGTTGACCAAACTGTCAATGAACCAAACTGTTTTAATTCCGTATTGATTGTAATTGAATTCCACTTCGTCAACAATGCTTAACGCCTGCCTGTTACGATATCTCCAGAATGTGGTTTCACTGCAAAACTGACATTTGGCCACACAGCCTCGACTCATTTCAGAAGATATACCTGTGCCCATAGTGTACAGGCTTAGATCAAAATCACTGTAGTCTGGTATGGGCATACTGTCAAGGTCAATTCGAATACCTTTGTCGTGGCGATGTATATGCTCGGTAATTACTATGTTATTTTCAACCTTGTCTAGTAGATCCATGAAAATAATCTCTCCTTCACCTACCACAATGTGGTCCATTAACTCCGGTGCAATAAGTTGTTCTTGCGTGGCCTGTGGCCCACCTGCTATAATTCTTACATCTGGGATACGCTGTCTTAGTTGTTGTATAATCCAGTTGGTACATTGGTTATTGCTGTAATAAATGCTGAAACCCACAACAGTGGGGTTAAACGCAACAATCTTGTCAATGTATTCGATCAACAACGGTTCAATAGATCTGTGTATGTCAGTAAAATATGTTTCATTTTTCCAGCGCCAATCATTGTATCCGTTCCACTGGTCTTTATCTCCGTAGTGATAGGCCGCGATGTTTATGTCAAAACATTGTGTGGCATACCCGGATGCTTTAGATAGTGCGGTCAGTCTAGCAAGATTATAAGGTGGAATATATGGACCCCATTCTGGGGCAAGTATCAGTGCCACACGAGTGTTTCTTGACACATTTGATTGTAAATTTACAGGGGTTAAATTTTTTCTTGTGCGCTCGGGCCTAGCGGCCATGCGTTTCATGGTTTCAATCATAGCTAAATCACGTGCGCCGCCGTCACCTGTTACTACCGGTGCGGTGCGTTTAGATACTATAGGAATTGTTATGTTGGCCATATAGATACTTATTTGTAATTTAACTATGCGGTTAATAACACTAAATACACAATGAAACAATTTATTCGTGTGCTATGTGACGTTGATTGCAGTTGGACTGAAACTCCACCTGTTTACCGCGTTTACGTAGATGACGAATTATTTGCTGAAAGAACCTGGCGTTGGCGAGATGAGTATCTTGAAGAAATGATACAGATCGAAGCAGAGCCAGGCGAATATGTAATCAGTTACGAACTTGTCAATTCTCCCGGTGCCACCATACGTGTTTTAAATATGCGTGTGGATTACGGTCCCGGAAAAATCAAAGGAAATCTACTAAAGATACTCACATGAGAGCTCAGGAATTTATCAAAGAAAATGCATCCGTTGGTGCCACCAGTAGTGGTAGCGTTGCCACTGTGGCCATGCCCATGGGCGGCATGCAGTCAAGAAATCCCGATAGTTTCTTTTCTGGTAAATATACCACGGACCCTTTTCCCAATACCCCGAAAAGTATGAGAAAGAAAGCAAGGAAAACAAATGTTAAGTGATTTACTAAAGACCTATTTGGCCAGTACATTTTCGTACTATTTGAAGGCACACTATTTTCATTGGAATGTGGAAGGGCCAGACTTTGGTGAATTGCACAAGTTTTTATCTAAGATCTACGAAGATGCGTTTGATGCTATAGATCCCATTGCTGAATACATCCGCACCACAGAAGAATATGCCCCTGGCAGTCTCAGCCGCTTTTTAGAACTAACACAGATACCGGATCAAACCAAAGTGCCACGTGCTCGCTTGATGCTGGAAGAATTACTCGCAGACACCCAAATAATGATCAACCTTAGCCGCCAAGTTTTCGAAGCCAGTGCTGCCGAAGGTCGTGAAGACATTGCAAACTTTGCCGCAGAACGCCAAAGCCAACACGGCAAGTATCAGTGGCAACTGAAAAGTTATTTGAAGGACGCGAGGGCATAACATGGATGAAATTTACACGATAATGCAGAGACTTGCATTGATTGAAAGCACTATCACACCAGATAGCGTTTCAAAAGGATTGAACGCACAACAACGGTCTGTGCCACAAATGCCTGCATTATTTAAAATGCCCGATCAAGGTCCAGTACTAGGCGGCAATCCCAACAAGAAAGCACCCAGTGCTGGTTACATGGTTGGCTCCAGCGAAAGTGTCGAGCACGACGAGGAAGCCCTGGAAGAAGCAGTGACCAGTGAAGACAAGTTAGACAAGGTTAAAAAGTCCTTTGCTGACTACCTTGACAGTATTGCTGACGAAAAGAAAGACACTGACTTAAAAGACCCGGTTCGAGTAGATCGTGACATCAGTAAAAAGCCTGCGAAAGATGCCAGCATCATTGCCAAACAAATCACTGCTGTTGCAGAAGATCCCACTGACGAGAATCCCATTGTACAAATGCCCACAACACCTGTGCAAGAACCAACCTATGCGGAATCAGCACCGGTTAAAACCATTGCATTAGAAGACGGTCGTTCATGTGAAATATACGGAGACGAACGTGCGGGATTTGAAATTCGTCATGGTGACCGTGCAATGAAGAGCCGTTTTAAAAATCTAGACCAAGCACAGATGGCCTTGGAAATGTACCAGGCTAGACAACGCCGACAAGATCTGTCAGCTGACTACGTAGAGGAAGCATAATGAACCTAAATGATCTATACGAAATGAGAGACCCACGTGATGCATATGAACGTGACGTTGCTAACAGCACCAGTGGCTTTGGCAAAGACTCACAAGCATATCGTGCAGACGGTGGCGCCAATGACGAGAATCATGCACTTGACCAGCAGTCAAGTACTTGGTATATTCGCCTCAATGGAAAACTGATCCGAGACAAATCAGGCAATCCTTATGCATTCCAAGATAAGGCTGCCGCAAACAAAGCCGCACGTACAATGCAGGCCAAACTGTTCAACAAAGACAAAGAGTTTATGTTGACTACCAACCCCAACGATAAACCTCAAGGTGTGGCGGAAACTGGCAGCAATGATGTTGAAGAATTTTTACACAAAGTTGCACGATCCGGCGACAACGGGTTTGACATGCTATACAATGCACAACAAGGCAAATACGGCCGAGAAATTGAACAATCTATACAAGACATGTATGATGATATCTCTATCGATACAGGCTATCACGGCGATGATGACTTTGAACAAATTTATGATCGTATGTTGGATAACATTGAAGCCGATTACGGTCAGCAAGGCATGGCGGAAGCCAAAGTAGACAGCGATGGCCACTCTGTTGACCACGCTGACTCGGGCGAATACGATTACGAAGGTGACCAAGCAAAAGATCAATTGAACACTATTGTACGTGCGGCTCGCAGACTCAACGGCATGTTGGATGACAACGAAAATATGCCAGAGTGGGTACAAATGAAAATTACTAATGCGGCTGACTATATTGACACAGCGGCTGATTACATTGAATCCAATCAAGAACCCGAACTGGCTGAGGGCGAGAGGGGCCGTGGCCGTCCTCCATCGGGCCAGCAGGATACTACGCCTGTTACCCCAGGACGAGTTGAAAAGACCGCAACCGGTATTCGTCATCATGCAGACGCTAGTCGTTACGGCGGAACAGAGCCGGACGCGGAAGATGATCACTTGATGAGCAAATCGCATATTTCTAGACTAGGCAAAATGACAGAGCCTGATATTGATGAAGGCGAAAAAGTCGGCAATATGGATGCTGACAAGTTTGATGCGGCTATGTCTCGTCTCAAACAGTTGGCCGGTGCAGGCCCAATGAAAACTGTGTACGACCCTACCAAGCGTGTGTATCGAAACGTTCCAACAGCAGTGCAACCTAAAAAATGAGCGCAAACGACTATCCTGTATATCCAGAAGATGACGGATACGATCGTTTCCGCAATCCCTACTCACCAGTATAATGCTGTTAAGTGACTTCAGAATCAAAAACTTAGACAAACTAGATAACATTCTAGTGGATCTCTGCAGTCAAATAGTTCAAGGCAAACGTGACCACACTGACCTGGGCATGGTGGCTGCCGCAGTACTAGATCCCAACGACAATTGTGTAAGTGCCATAAACTATCCTGCAGAAGATGGTTCACGTGTACACGCAGAACGTGCGGCAATGGATGCTTATCAGGAACAGTTTGGCGACATTCCCCCGGGTAGCATCATAATCACAACACTGAGTCCTTGCACAGAAGACATGCCAGATCGGCATGGTGAAAGTTGCACAGACCTAATCAACCAGTCTGGTGTACACAAAGTGTATGCAGGCTACGCAGATCCATCACAGGACGAAGTGCGTAAAAAGTTTCATGTCAAGACCACAACCAACCCACGCATCCGACAACTGTGCAAGGCATTTGCTGATACATTTTTAAAAGATCATTTAGACGAACTAAGTTTCTTGGGGTCACAGTGTACCAAAGACTGCTCTGGGCACCGTGCAGGATACGAATGGAGCAAGCGCAAAGGTCTAAAGCAGGGCAACTCACCCTGGTCACCAAGTTTTAACAAAGGTGCCGCATTGGCAGTTGCCGGCAAATAAAAGAACACACCTTAGGACCGGTACTTGTTACCGTAAGTGTGAGGCGGCTGCTGCCTTGGACGGCCCGATTCGCTACCGGGAATCCAAAAGTGAGCTATATACATCATGATCACCATCGATAATGTTAAAGAGATACACCTAGAACTCACAACACTTTGCAACGCACGATGCCCATTGTGTGTAAGAAATGCAAACGGATATCCGCACAACTTTGGGTATCCTGAAACATCTTTATCACTGGAACAAGTAAAACAGATATTTCCTGTTGATTTTATTCGACAACTAAGGCTTATTGATTTTTGCGGCAACTTTGGCGATTTCATAATGGCACCAGACGCTGTGGAAATTGTTGAGTACTTCCGTAGTGTTAATCCCTCCACTAGAATCACAATCAATACCAATGGCAGCGCCAGAGATCGAGAATTCTGGACACGCATTGGTCAGTGCAATGTGGAAATAATATTTGATCTTGACGGGCTTGAAGACACTCATGCCATGTATAGAGTAGACACTAACTGGCAAAATATCATTCGCAATGCGCAGACGGCAATGTCCAATGGCAGTAGTGCTGTGTGGAAAATGATTAAATTTCAACATAACTTGCATCAAATTGATGCCTGTCGCGACATGGCTAAAATCTTGGGGTTTTATAGATTTGATCTTACTGATCACGGTCGGGACTACGGACCAGCATTTGACCGCCATGGAAATATGACACATATCTTAGGCATTGTTGATGACCGCAATGGGCCACGCACTATTGATCAAATAATACAATGGAAAGACCATACAACTCCACGGCTGCCGCCAGAAGAAAAAGAAACACTGGATTGTTACAGCAATCGCAGTGAAACTATTTTTATTGCTGCCAATGGAGAAGTGTATCCTTGCTGTTATCTTGGTGCATTTCCCCGTACATTTATGGATGGACCTTGGTACGATCTGGTCCACACACAACTAAAGACCATTGTGGACCATGTCAACAACAATGCACTCGAAATAGGAATTGAAGCCGCAACAGAATGGTTCAATCAAATTGAAGAACGTTGGAAAATAGAAAAATACAAAGATGGCAGATTAATCTTGTGTGATTCTCATTGTGGTAGAAAGTATCAACACTGGGAAAGACAAGTGTTAAACACTGTGTTAAACAACAAGGAAATAAGCAATGGAACAGTGGATTAAAGAATTTTTAGATCAATACAATGATAAGAATACATTTGAGTTGTTGCCACTTCCAGAAGGCGATGTGCATTTCCAAGCTGATTGGATTTTAAAACACAGTCAAGCACCGTGGCTAGAAATTCTTGGTATTGACGCACCCTACGCAGAAATGTACCAAGAAGCACAGGCCTTGCGAGACATGTTTGTATTCCATCGCGGCGAAGAAGCGGGAATGAAGGGCTGGCGTAGTTTGGCTGTACATGGCATCGGTGCTACAATGACTAATGTTCCGCAGACATATGGCCTAGATCCTGACAAAGTCAAGTACAATTGGACTGAAATACAAGATCAGTGCCCGGTTACTGTGAAATTTTTTAAAGATGTGTTTCCGTACAATCAATATCAACGACTACGATACATGTTGGTCGAACCTGGAGGATACATTGCACCCCATAGCGACAATGTAAACAATACCCCTGGTGCCGCTGTAAACATTTCTCTAAACAATCCAGAGGATTGCAGACTAACCAACATACATGGCACTGTGCCTTTTAGAAATAGCGGCAGTGTATTTTTGTTCAACAACCACTATCAGCATGCAGTACATAACAACAGTGATACTGATCGATTCCACATGATTGTACACGGCGCATGGCGCAACCCAGAGTGGAATCACTTGGTTGTAAACAGCTATCGAGAGGCGATAAAAAATGGTTGAAACTTTTGAAAATGCACTAACTGCTGACGACATTGTGTGGTTTAAATCTGACCTGGCAGCACTTATTGATGTTGATCCAGTGGATCGTCCTTACAGTGTTGAAGATTCACTGCGCATCTATGGACAGGAAATTACAAACATTGATCGCAGACACATATTGCAGCCAGGTGATGAAGCATTTCGGCGAATGGGTGATATTTTATATCGGTATGTTCCTCGCGGTACATTCTTTTACATGGCCTATCAGCGACAATACTTGCCGCACCAACTGCATGTTGACGGTGTATACCCTACCACAGATCTAAATTATGCCAAAAGTGCAATCATCCCATTAGATGAAAATATCAACGGGGTGTTTAAAACTGTAATATGGGATCGGGCATTCTTGACTAATGATGACTTACAGCAATACTTTAAAGAATTTATTGCCGACAACAATCGATTTCCTGTTATAAGCACTGTTAGTCAGACTCAGGAAGTCAATCATTGCTGGGCAGGAACTCCGTCTATTGTGGACACCTGGCTGTTGGACGGTGTGTACAACTACCAGCTGGGGTCAATTGGCATGTTTGATCGCACACATGTACATTGCAGTTCCAACTGGGTACAGCATCGGTTGGTTGATCAAAAAGACATCATTCTACTGCACATTGGGTAATATGTGTTTAAGAGAACCTTGATTCTCTAACAAAATAGGTTGTGCAGTATTGGCAGCAAGTTCGTTGATAAAGCTCTGAGTCTTGTTCAAGGCCCAGGCCCGAGTTTTAAAAAACATCAGATAGTCCATGACAAATGCATTGCTGGTCCACAAATAGGATCCCAACGCAGATTGATTGGTTATTTCTAGTATTTTTGCAGTGGCGTCAGCATCCATAAGGTCAAGGTGTACAAATGTGTGTGTCATGCCACAATACTTGATCCATCTTGCGCGAAAATCAGTTCTTGTTAATCCGGCATTGTTCAAAAACCAATCTATGTTGTCAGCGATTGACTGATGACTGTGATACATAGGACCATAGTCTGGATGCGCTGATTGAAATTTGTGCCAAACACTTTCAAACACATCAAAATCACCGTTCCACTCTGCCAACAAATACTGCTGCCACTCTATTGCCGCTCGGCTGATATCAAATAGATACACAATGGTGTTGGCAACAAAATTATCATTGCCAGTTATACAAGCAGGCTTGAGTCCGCCACATACCCCAACAAAACAATCAAGCGGCCGACGTTTCATCTCTTGCGGATCAATCAATGTTTCGGTGTTCAACACATAATAACCAGTGTCCAAGTTTTTGGTAATTTGCCGCATAGCAAATCCAAACCACCAAAGTGCTTCGTCCTGGGGCTCGTGATTTTTATCAGCAATTAGTTTTACAATATCGTCATGTCCATGATCAGGATAGCAATAATTTTTCTTCTGTCTGATCTCATTGGAAATATTAGTTATGCGGTGCCCGGCACGAATAAACTCAGCAATAACATTGATACCGGTATATTGATAATCGCTAGTGTATTCTACCAACTCTTCTGACTCGGGTGCTACCCACCAAGGAGTATAATCATCGTGTGCATTGTCTGTATCACGATGTGTTTTACGTGTAGTAAACGTGACTGGGCCAGACTGTTCTTCGAATGCAGGTTGACCAACTGCTGTCCATGCCTGTAAATCAAGTGCAAACCATTGTGGGTGTAAATGATAATAGCCGCCACGATCTAATATGTGACAGGCCATTGGTGCATTTTCTAATTTGGCATGTTCAATTGTGTCAATTACCAATGTTTGATTTTGCAAGAAGTTTCCAGCGGCAACTACGCCGGCCCAGTCGTACCCTTGCTCAGCCAGTTTTTTTAATTCTTCAGTGAGCGTTTTTGTTTGATATAGATTAAACTGGTATCGCCCGCACAGTTTAAACTCAGTCAAGTCAATCAAGTTCTGTGCGATATCAGCACATTCAGGTTTTAAATTGTCGTACAGTACCACTGCAATGTTTGGAAAATCTTTATTCATGTTTAATTAATAAGTTGATATCCAGTGATCTGGATGTTTGGAGTGTTTCTCATGTACTCAAGTTTGGACAGATTGTCAATTCTACCTGGAATACAAAATCCAGTATGGTCTATTATTTTTTCTAAACTGTATCCTAGCATTGTTAGGTCAAGTTGATTTGTATAGTACCACTCAGTGAGCGCGGCATTCACATCATTGGGCCACGGCGCTGGCCCCCAGTGGGTACCATTGAAATCGTTGAGATGTAATTTCCAATTAAGGCTGACACGATCAATCATTTTACAAGTTTGTAATAACATTGAATTATCATTGTGCATCATGCAAAAGAATGGTTCTTTGCCCACATACGGGTAATCTAACTGTACCTCGCCTGGTTTGATTACTCTGGCAAATTTTACAGGCTCGGGCATTTGATTGTCTGTTGGGCCATTAATAAAATAACTAATGTTAGCAAACGACCGTCCTGTAAAATTGTAATCAAGAGGGGCTTCAGTGGTTTCTAAACTGTGCAGGCAACAATGCAATTCGTCAACTAATTTTATTTGTTCTTTATCAAGTCCTGCATATTTGTTGATTCCTGCTGTTACTTCTAAATCTTTATGCATTGAATTAAAATGCAACTGGTTAGACTCGTAATGTTCCGGGCCGGCTTGAATATTGTACATGGACCAGTCTACTGTATTGGTGTCACGTGCTTCTTCGATTAATTTTATAAAATAGTTAATTGTGTATTTGGTAAAATCTGTAACAACAGGCACTGCACGAACTGGATCTTGTTTGGTAATTTCCACATGCTGATTAAAGAACTGTTCACCAATGGGGGTATTGTAAATATCAATGTTAAAATCAATTGCTTGGTTTATTTCTACATATATTTTTGACATGCAGATATTTATTTGGTAATCTTGAGCCAAACAATATTTGACTTTGCGCTAGAACAAGTATATAATAGAAAACAAGGAGCATTTTATGTCACAACCCAAATCATTCAACGGCGATCAAAAGATCAAACTCGTTCAAATCATCAACGAGGGCATGCAGGTCATGCACGAAATTGACACACTGCAAGGTGGTCTCAACGACACCATCAAAGCCATTGCTGAGGAACTAGAAGTCAAGCCTGCCATCTTAAAGAAGGCTATCAAGTTAGCACACAAAGCTGAATTTGGTAAAGAAAAACAAGACCACGAAACACTTGAAACAATTCTTGAGACTGTTGGCAAAACTCTATAAGTACTGTTTTACAACAGCGAGTCGTTCCCGTAAGGAACATGAATCACGGCTTACCGGCCACAAACGGAGACTATGAGTTATATTGACGCACTATTTGATCGTGAACACGATCGCATCCACGTTGTAGAACGCCGAGACGGCGTGAGGAAATACCAAGAGTATCCTGCCAACTACATCTTTTACTACGATGACCCTCGAGGCAAGTTCCAAAGTATCTATGGAACACCTGTGAGTCGTTTCTCAACACGCAACAACAAAGAGTTCCGCAAGGAAGTTCGCATGCACTCTAGCAAACAATTGTATGAGAGTGATATTAACCCTATCTTTCGTTGCTTAGAAGAAAACTACAAAGACCAAGACGCTCCAGAACTCAATGTTGCATTTTTCGACATTGAGGTAGACTTTGACAAAGAACGAGGTTTCTCGCCTGTGGATGATCCATTCAACCCCATCACTGCAATCTCAGTCTACCTGAACTGGTTAGATCAATTGGTCACATTGGCAGTTCCGCCCAAAGGCTTATCGTGGGCAACTGCACAAGATCTTGTGAAGGACTTTGAAAATACCATCTTGTTTGAACGAGAAGAGGACATGATCAAAACATTCCTGGACTTGATCGAAGATGCAGACGTGCTGAGTGGCTGGAACTCAGAAGGCTACGATATTCCCTACACTGTGAATCGTTGCACTCGTGTGCTGAGCAAAGACGACACACGTAAGTTCTGTCTGTGGGGACAACTGCCCAAGATGCGTATGTTTGAACGCTTTGGCAGTGAAAGCCAAACATATGACTTGATTGGTCGTGTGCATATGGACTATATGCAACTGTATCGCAAGTACACATATGAAGAACGCCATTCGTACAGTTTAGATGCCATTGGCGAGTACGAACTCAACGAACGCAAGACACAGTTTGAAGGCACCCTGGATGCTTTGTACAACCAACACTTTAAAAAGTTTATTGAATACAACAGACAAGATACACTGTTGTTGCACAAACTGGATCGTAAACTACAGTTCTTGAGTCTAGCCAGCGAACTGGCACACGCCAATACTGTGCTACTACAAACCACAATGGGTGCTGTGGCAGTGACTGAGCAGGCCATTATCAATGAAGCGCACGAACGTGGCATGGTAGTGCCCAATCGCAAGCAACGACTCACAGACGATGACACCCAGGCCGCAGGTGCGTATGTTGCGTATCCAAAGAAGGGCCTGCATGACTGGATTGGATCAGTCGACATCAACAGTCTATATCCATCGGCCATTCGTGCCATGAACATGGGACCAGAAACTGTAGTAGGCCAACTGCGTCCCATCATGAGTGATCACTACATCAAAGAAAAAATTGCCAAGGGTGCAAGTTTTGCGGCTGCCTGGGAGGGCTTGTTTGGCAGTTTGGAATACACTGCGGTAATGGAACAGCAACGTGGCACAGAGATCACTATTGACTGGCAAGATGGCACAGAAAGCACACACAGTGCCGCAGAGATCTGGACCATCATGTTTGACAGCAATCAGCCTTGGATCATGAGTGCTAACGGTACTATTCTCACATACGAAAAGAAGGGTATCATCCCAGGCTTGTTGGAACGTTGGTACAGTGAACGTAAAGAACTACAGGCCAAAAAGAAAACAGCCCGGGACAAGAAAGAAGAAGCATTCTGGGACAAGCGACAGTTGGTCAAGAAGATTAACTTGAACTCGTTATATGGTGCTATTTTAAATCCTGGTTGCAGGTTCTTCGATCATCGCATTGGACAAAGCACTACACTAACTGGTCGTGCCATTGCCCGGCACATGGATGCACACATCAACGAATGTATCACAGGTGTGTATGATCACACCGGCGAAGCCATCATCTATGGTGACACAGACTCCTGCTACTTTACTGCGTGGCCAGTGCTGAAGAAAGAAGTAGCAGAAGGTCGTATGGCGTGGAACAAGGAAACTGCCATTGCCTTGTATGACTCTATTGCTGAACAAGTGAATGAGAGTTTTCCAGGCTTCATGGAACAGGCATTTCACTGTCCAAGAGAGATGGGTGCGTTGATTGCGGCAGGTCGAGAACTGGTGGCAGATCGTGGCCTGTTTATCACAAAGAAACGCTATGCTGTGAACATCATTGACTTGGAAGGCAAGCGACTGGATGTGGAAGGCAAGAAGGGCAAGACCAAGGCCATGGGCCTGGACTTGAAGCGTAGTGATACACCTAAGGTAATTCAAGACTTCTTGTTGGAAATTCTAAATAGTACATTGCATGGTGCTGACAGAGATTCCATTGTAGCACGTATTCGTGAATTCAAATATGAGTTTATGGAACGTCCGGGCTGGGAAAAAGGGTCGCCCAAGCGTGTGAACAACTTGACCAAGTATGGTGCAGAAGAGGCAAGGCTTGGCAAAGCCAATATGCCAGGACATGTGCGAGCTGCCATGAACTGGAACAACATGCGGAAAATGAATGGCGACAACTACAGTATGCAAATTGTTGATGGTATGAAAACTATTGTGTGTAAACTTAAAAGCAATGCTCTTGGGTGGACGTCAATTGGTTATCCCACAGATGAACAACGCTTGCCTGCTTGGTTCACAGAACTGCCATTTGATGATGGATTGATGGAGGCCACTGTTGTGGATCAAAAAATTGACAACTTGTTGGGTGTGCTGGATTGGGACTTGGCAAGTGCCACCAACACAGAGAATACATTCCAAACTTTATTTGAATGGTGATCTATGAAACTTAGTGAATTAGTTGCATACCGCAATCATTTGTCAGAGTTTGATGTTAACACCATCCAATATACTGCACGGCATAAGCTAGAAGAAATTGTGTATAATGTACAGAACAGTGTGATACAGCCACGTGCATTTACACAAACTCTGCAGGAAGATCAAACTCGTGTAATAACTGCTTTTGATCATTTTAGTTCTACACTGGTTGAATTAATAAGCGAACTAGACAGCATGATTGAGACGGCTGAAAAAACACAGTATGCCGAAAGCACCAGGTTATACAATGAAGCGGTAGCACGGTATGGTCGACTTGACGAGCCTACTAATAAAAAGGTCAATCAACAAATTCTAGATCGTCGCATGCCAATGACTGCAGACGTTCAACAAATGATTTCTAACCGCATTAAGAGCTATGTTGATTGGAAATATCCTGGCCTAATTATTCGCCCCGGAGTTGAAACATTTATAAGTGACTTGGTAGCACTGGATCCTCTATACCTTGTTGACTACAGCGCGGAACTATTGCAGCCAGCATTGAGTACTTTTCCAGAAGAGTACCAACGCAGACTGCGAGTATACGAACAAAACCCATGCTCAACCAACGTGCTAGACGCACTGCCAGACAATCAATTTGGCATGTGTCTTGCATTTAACTTTTTTGAGTTTACCCCACTCGAAGTGGTGGAGCAATACTTACGAAACATCTTTAATAAACTACGCCCAGGTGGTATATTGGCAATGACATTCAACGACTGCGACCGAGCACATTGTGTTGCGTTGGTTGAAAAGAATTTCTGTTTCTATACTCCGGGAAACCGAGTAAAAGCAATTGCAAAATCAATTGGATACCGACAAATGTTCAGTTGGACAGACATGGGCAATCTAACCTGGCTAGAACTGCGTAAACCTGGCGAGCTTGAAAGCATCCGTGGTGGACAGACTTTGGCAAAAATAGTTAACAAATAACTTGCAAAATCTAAATAAACCATATACAATACACAATAGGAGAATTAAACATGAGAGATCATTTATTAGACTTAGTCGAACACACACTTGATTTGGGTGTAATCGATTTGGTAAAAATTACAGGCACAGAAGAAGACACAGTTATTTCTGGGCTGGCAGAAGACAGGTCTGTAGTAGTTGAGGGCAAGTTTGCCAATCCAGTTCCAGACTTCGTTGGCAACTTCGGCATGCCTAACTTGAGCAAACTAAAAATCTTGTTGAACTTGCAAGAGTATCGTGAAGATGCCAAACTCAGCATCACACGGCGTAGTACCGGCGAGCCCGACGGCATTAACTTTGAAAACAAGTTAGGTGACTTTAAAAACAGTTATCGCTTTATGGCCAGTGAGATTGTGAATGAGAAACTTAAAACTGTCAAGTTCAAAGGTGTCAACTGGCACATTGAGTTTGAGCCAACCAATGCCAGCGTCATGCGTTTAAAAATGCAGGCACAGGCCAACAGTGAAGAAACAAACTTCCAAGCAAAAACAGAAAATGGCAATTTAATGTTTTTCTTTGGTGACCATTCAACACACGCAGGCAACTTTGTGTTCCAACCAGGCATCACTGGTCAATTGAAACGTGCGTGGTCATGGCCCATCAAGACATTTATTTCTATCATGGATTTAACAGGCGACAAAGTTGTCAAGATCAGCGATGATGGTGCCGCAATGATCACAGTTGACTCTGGTCTTGCTGTTTACAACTACATCTTACCTGCACAGAGCAAGTAATGGGTAATCCTCTTCTTTCTCTTGGTTGGAAAATTACCGATTGGAACGGCCGGGGTAAAGGGATACATCATCTTGGAGTCAATAATAAAAATTACATATATATAAACATTCCAAAAAATGCTAGTACTTGGATGAAAGACAAATTTAATGGAAATAATATTAATTATATTAAAGATCCCATTGATGATGCTACGTATGTGGTTGTGCTTAAAGATCCGATAGACCGATGGATCTCAGGTGCGGCGCAGGCCTTTGTTGGCTGCTCTCCGGAGAATCCTCATTTTTTTCTAAATATAGGATTCAATGATATATTTGATCATATAGTGTTTGACGAACACACAGCACCACAAACCATGTTTTTAGACAATATAGATCATGCACGAACTGTATGGTTTAATTGTGATAATTTTTTGTCCGAAACATGGAATCACTGGGCGGTTGATAAAATCGTTCCTAGGAAACAATCAAAATGGCATACAGATATTCATAATCCATACAATATATCTGCATTAGGAAAAGCTAACCAATTTCCAGGATGGTATGATAAATCTAAAACAGTTGTTGGCTGGACGCAACAACAAATAAAAGATATGCTTACCGAACATCTAAATACCTGTCCAACACATATGGTCCACCTCAAAGAATACTATAAAATAGATTACGATCTAATAGAGTCAGTGAAATTTTATGACGCAAGATAACTTAACTGCCAAACAGAATGACTATGCTGTGTTCTTGCCTGCCATTTCAGGATTCTATGCCACGTTCATAGGCAAGCAACGTGACCCAGTTAATGGGCCATACATAGAACCTGCACGTATGCCACAGGGCATGCCGGACATGGAACAGATGAATTGGCTCAACAGTCAAACGGGTCTGTTCCCATATCGGTGGAGTTTGTACTCCGGTGGTCATGCTAATTTGGATTTGACCAAGCAGGACTGGTCAGAGGACATGGTTCGTAATCGAGAACCTGGCACTGTAATATTAGGCGACTCAGGTGGATTCCAGATTGCTAAAGGCTTATGGGAAGGCGATTGGAAAGCCAACTCAGGCTGTGCCAAAGCACAAAAGAAACGTGACGCTGTGCTTAAATGGTTAGACGGTGTGTCTGACTATGGCATGATCCTAGATATTCCAACCTGGGTCATTCATGACAAGAAAGCATCGGCGGCTTGTCAAATTACCACACTGCAAGAAGCAGTTGACGCTACCAAGTTCAACAACGATTACTTTATGAAGCATCGTAAAGGTGTTAAGAATGGTGGTGCCAAATTCTTGAATGTGTTGCAAGGTGCCAATCATGCTGATGCAGATCGCTGGTATGACATGATGAAAGAGTACTGTGATCCGATAAAATATCCCGACACACACTTTAATGGGTGGTCAATGGGTGGTCAGAACATGTGCGATGTGCATTTGGTGCTACGACGATTGGTAGCACTGCGTCATGATAACTTGTTGCAACCGGGTGTTCATGATTGGATGCATTTCTTGGGCACAAGCAAGTTGGAATGGGCTGTGTTACTCACCGTGATTCAAAGGGCTGTTAGAAAGTATGTGAATCCACAATTTACTATTTCCTTTGATTGTGCCAGCCCATTCCTTGCCACAGCCAACGGACAAGTGTACCACGAGATTGTGTTGCCACACAACGGCAAGTGGAGTTACAGAATGAACCCCATTGTGGATGACAAGAAATATGCCGCAGACACACGCCCATTCAGTCAAGGTGTTGTGGCAGATGGATTGGTTGATACATTTGAAGACAGTCCTATCAGTCAGCATTTACAAATGAAAGATATTTGCTATTACAAGCCAGGTGACCTAAATAAGATTGGTAAGGAAGGCAAAACCAGTTGGGACAGTTTCTCGTATGCTTTGCTAATGGGCCATAATGTTTGGTTACACTTAGAGTCTGTACAACGTGCCAATCGTGAATTTGATGCTGGCAATAGGCCTCGAATGATGTGGGACACATGCGGTGACCATACCAAGTTTGAGGACATTGTAGAAGCAATCTTTGCCACTGCTGATCGTGCCGAAGCAGAAGCCATTATTGAATCCTACGATCGTTATTGGATGGACATTGTGGGCACACGTGGGTTCAAAGGCAAAAAAGCCAAGAACGCACACACTCAATTCAACAGCCTGTTCGAAACTGTTGACACAGATACCGAAGATAGTGTACAATCAGATGAAGAGGAATTGTCTGTAGACAATTTGGATAAACTTGAACAGGAACAATCTAAATGAACCGAGCAGGCCACGAAAATGTTAAGTTTTTCACAGGCACAGAAGTAGAACATACTCCAGCATTTGGTAAGAAAACATTGTTTGTAGTGGGGTTACAGCCAGTCAGTGAAATTCAAGATTGGCTAGATGACTTTGCCTTGTATGAAGATGCAACACAACACATTGAGCACATTTATTTTGGTGCCAATCAGAGTTTTCCTTCTAGCATACAAACCAATGATTCTGTGTTTTGGTCTCCCTGGGAACAGATGATCCAACATTTTTTAAACAAAGGACATCTATGCACACTAGACATTGATATCAAGTGTGTTGAGGGATTGCTTGAAGGTGGATTGTGCGAGCACAATAACTTTATTCCAATGATCTCTGTAAAACTTCCTTACATCCGTCTGCTGGGGT